CGCGACGTTCCACAGGAACTGCTCGGCGATGCGGCGGGCGGCGCGGGCCTTGTCGTCGCCGAGGTTGATGCCCTCCATGGCGGCGACGGACAGCTCCTCCAGGCTCCACTCGTAGCCGATGCCGGCCATCTCGAAACCCTTGGTGTACTGGTTCCGCGTCACGTCGGCGAAGGGCATGTCGAAGCCCTTGCCCGAGATGAACTCGGCCTTGCCGGCCATGTCCATCGAGCGGAACAGGGTGCCCCGTGCCCACTCGCTGCCCTCGGTGATGACCGGGATCAGGTCGGCGTACTCGAACGAGGGGTAGCGAACCTCGTAGATCGTCGCCTCGATGTTGTAGAACTGGGGACGCACGAAGCCGAGGGCCTGCTGAGCGTCACTGAAGTCGATCCGCATCTCTCGGATTCCTTGCAGGTGGGGGATGGGACGACCGCGTCAGGCGGCCGGTTCGGTTCAGGCGCGGCGGACGCGCAGGCGGACCATGGCGCCGGACGCCACGGTGTCGTCGAAGACCGCCGGGATGGCGGTGCCCGTGTTGGTGGTCGAGAAGGTGCCGTCGGCCGCGACGTAGACGGGCGCGCCGTCGGTGGTCGGGCCGCCGGCGGTCACCCAGATCTCGCCCTCGTTCAGGAGACCGGCGCTGGAGAACTTCGGGTAGATGTCGGCGGCGACCCCGCCCGGAACGACGCCGGCGAGCGACTGGACCGAGATGTCCGCCATGGTGATGCCCATCAAGGCCCCGGCGGCCGGCGTGGCGGTGATGCCGTGGTCGCCGACGCCGCGGAAGGCGGCCTTGCCGAACGCGATGCCGGCCGTGTCCTCGACGGTGCGGCTGAGGCGGTTCGACTTCTCGCCGTTGGCGACCATGCCGGGATAGCCGACGGCGTACCCCTGCGTGTAGGTGGGCTGGAGGTTGGCCACGTGCGTGATCCTTTCGATGATCGGGGTGGGTGCCGCGGGTCAGGCGCCGATCAGGCGGCCTTGCCCTTCCAGGCGTTGCGGAGGTCGGCCGTGCGCTTGGCCTGGGCCGCGTCGGCCTTGGCCTTGGCGTCGCCGACCGTCTGCTGGGTCAGGCCGTCGCCGACCATCTGACGGAGCGGGTCGGGCTTCGCATCGTGGGCGAAGGTGAGGAACGCGCCGGCCACAGCCTCGTCGGACAGGGCGGTCGCGGCGTCGCCGAGCTTGGTGGCGACCGCGGCGCGGCGGATCTCGGCGTCGGTCTTGCCGTCGACGACGAGCGACTCGCCGGCGATCTTCCGAGCGTCGCCGATGACCTTGGCGCGGGTGGCCACGGCGGCGTCGAGCTTCGCTGGGGTCATCTCGGCGTCGACCAGCTTCTGCTTCAGAGCCGCGATCTCGCCGTCCTTGGTCTGGACCGCGGTGTTGGCGGCGGTCAGGCTGGTGGTGAGCGACAGGTTGTCGGCGACCAGCGTGCCGTTCTGCTTCTGGAGGTTCGAGACCGCAATGATGGCGGCGTCGGACATCTCGACGGCGTGACCGTCGATGAGGTGCGTCTTCATGCTGACGGTCCTTGTGTCGGCGATGGGGGTGAGCGGCCGCATGGTCTTTCCGTCCGCCGGGAGGCCATCCCCGATGCGGCAGTCCGGGCCGGCGCGCCCGAGGGGCACGATGGCGACGTGGTCGATGGTGATGTGGACCTGACGGGCGTCGTAGACCTCGCCGGACGGGCTGGTGCCGGCCGTGAAGTCTAGGTCGCACTGGTAGCCCATGCTCAGTTCGCGGGTGCCGCCGCGGACGGCGTCGATCGCGACCTGGTCGGCGACCAGCATGGGGATCTTCACGAACTCGCCGTCGCGCAGCACCTCGTCGCCGGTGTGCCCGCGGGCCACATCCTTCCAGGTGCGCGAGGTGACGGGTTCGGCCGGGTGCCCGAGGGTGACCGCCTTGTGCGCGAAGGTCTTCAGCGAGTCCTTGTGGAAGACCTCGTCGGCGTCGCGGTACACCCGCACCACCGCCATCTCGGGCTTGCCGACCTCAGCGCCGAGATAGTCCTGGACGTTGCCGCCGCGCGCCGCCCGGGCCTGCATGACCAGCGAGCCGTTGCGGGTCTCGCGCACGCCGCTGATCTCGACCGCCTGGCCGAGGGAGATCGTGTCGAAGAACTGCATGGCGGCCCTGGGGTCAGATGCCGAACTCGGCGGCGACGGCGCGCAGCCCCTCGCGGGAGGCTCGGGACTTGGACGAGCGCGCCGGCACCTCGTCGAGGTCGAGGACGGCGCGGGCGATGCAGCGGCAACGGACCGGTTGGCCGGGGTGGCCGTCGCTCGGCGGGCTGTCCCACCGGAACCGCTGGCCCTCGCGTTGCTGGTGGAGCGGTCGGACGCGGCGATCGCGCGACGTCGACCAGATGTAGCTCGTGACGCCGGCCTGTTCCTGCCGGATCTGGTTCAGCTTCGCGTTGAAGCTCTCGGCCTGGTCGACCGCGATGAGCTTGGCCCGGCTGCGGGTGAACCCGCCGATCTCGGTGAGCGCCTTCGCGATCTCGGGCGTGCCGGCCCCGCGCGAGACGAGGTCGATGATGGTGGTCTCGATCCGCTTCGCCACCTCCTCGGTGAGGCCGCGGATCAGCGCGACGTTGGCCTGGGTCGCGAGCTCGATGGTCGGCGCGATGTCGGCGCCACGGACGACGGCCCGCAGATCGACGCCGACGACGCGGTTGACCTGGTCCATCCACTTCTCGTCGTGGCGCCGGCCCTCGGCGCCGAACAGGCTGTCGACCTTGCCCTGCGAGAACGCGACGCCCTGTGCGAACGAGGACCGCAGCGCGGCCATGATCGTCGAGAGCGTGAAGGCGTCCTGCGTCAGAGTGGACCGCATCAGCGACGCGGCGGCGAGAAGGTCATCCCGGCGGGCGCCGGCGGGCGCCAGCACCTGCATGATGATCCGGTACAGCGCCTGCTCGAACGCCAGCCGGGGCGGCGTCGGCTGCAGGACGATGACCGACCGGCGGCTGCCCCGGGCCTTCGCCAGAGCGGCGAGGTCGAAGCGGGCGTCGAGGATCACGCCGTGACGTGCTTGACCGCCCACATGACGGCCTGCTCGGCGTTCGTGATCGCCAGCGAGATCTCGCGGCCGGTGCCGGCCTTCTGGCACTCGGCGATGAAGGCCGCGCCGAGATCCTTCAGGCGGACCATCTGCGCCTTCTCCTCGTCGGTGAGGACGCGGTAGGCGTGCCGAACGGCGTTGTTCGCGGTGCGGTCGTCGGAAGTGCTATCGACGGATGCCATGGTGCTCTCCGAGTGGCGGCACGGGCCCGGCCCGCATATCGCGCACTGGCCGGGATGGGGCGTGCCGGCGTGGGCCAGCAGGCGCTTGCAGAGATCGGTGCTCATTTGGGCGCCTTCTTCGGTCTTGTCTTGGACGGCGCCGTGGCAGCCGTTTTTTTCAGCGAGGCCTTCTCGCTCGCTGCCTTGCGCAACGAATTCGGAAAATCCGGGTGCCGTACAAGGTCCAGCACGGTCTGAGCCTCAGCCCGTGACATGCGCCCCTGCTTCTGCAGATCGGCAAGCATGTCGAGCGCTCGGCCGGCGGGCGAGGAGGTAGCGATCGTGATCATTCCGCCACCACCTTCGCCTTCCAGTTCTCGTCCACGGGCGCGAAGACCTCGGGCCCGAACACGATCTTGCCCTGGTAGGGCTCGATCTTGGTCAGATCGACGTCGGCGCCGTAGGCGATCGTGATGTGCGGCTGGTACTCGGGATAGTCCCAGGACGCGCCGGCCTCGCGCAGGCTCTCGTGGCGCCACCGAATCGACCAGTCCGAGAACAGCAGCACCGTCGCGTCGCGGAAGCGCTCCATCTGCCGCGGGCCGCCGCGGGGGACGACGACCTTGTCCTCGGCGGTGCCGACGGCGAACCAGTCGACGGGCTTGCGCGAGAACGCGATGGTGACGTGGAGGTCGGACGCCGCGAGCGTTTCGCCGAAGCCCTGCGAGCGGGCCCAGGCCAGGATCTCGGCTCCGTTCTCGACCGGTCGGTGCACGTAGAGGGTCTGCGGCGCGGCGTCGGTGGCAACCTGCCGGCGCAGCGGCACGACGTTGTCGCCCGGCAGCGGCTCTTCCTCGACCTCCTCGACCAGATCACCCTTCCACTTGTCGTAGGCGGCCTCGATGCCGGGGAAGATGTCCGAGTTGATCAGCCAGCCCTTCACGCCCTCAGCCAGCACCTCGTCGGGCACCACGCCGGCGCCGACAAGCGCGACGACGGTGTCCGCCTTGGTCTTGCCGGTGTCGGCCTTCTCCTTGTCGGAGGGCTGATAGAGCGGGTTCCAGTTGTACCAGACGCCGGCCGGCTCGGATCCTAGGGCGTGCCGGATGAGCATGCGGTCGAGGCGCCGGATCGACGGCGAGAGCTCGACCCGCTGCCGGGCGGCGAGGTTGTCGTAGAAGTTGCGGGTGTCCGAATCCCCGGTCGAGTTCATCCCGCCGGGGCTCTGCGACAGGAAGCGGGTCGCCGGGATGTCGAACGCGCCCGAGACCGTCTGCAGGTAGAGCCGGGCGATGTCGGGCAGCGAGGCGAACGACAGCTGCTTCTGCTGGTAGAGCTCGCCGTCCGGGCTCTTGCCGTCGCCCTCGAGCAGCAGCATGCCGAACATGCTCTTCATGCGGGCGGCGTAGGCGAAGCGTTCGGTGAGGCGGGCGGTGGCGTCGGGGCTCGCCAGATGCTGCGAAAGCCCCGGAACCGAGATGATGTCCTGCTTCGCCTCGGGCAGCATGGCCGCGATGTAGGCGAGCGCGCTGGTGGCCTGGTCTACCGTGTCGAGGCGGGACTGGAGGACGCTGTCCGACCAGAGGTTGGTCTGGTGGAGCGTCTCGTCCGCGAAGGGGTCGCCGAGGAAGCGGATGATGCGCGACGGGTGGATCCGCTGGCGCGCGCCGGCCGCGGTGACCTCGTAGTAGGTCGGCTCGCCGTAGTAGGGCGAGGTCATGTCGCGGTTGATCGCGCCGGCCGTGATCTCGAACCGATTGAAGACGTTCAGGTAGCGGATCGAGCCCTTGCCCATCCGCTCGATGACGAGTTCCTGCGTCGGGTCGGCCGCGCCGTCGCCGACGAGGATCGCGCCGCCACCGTAGAGCCGACCGCGGATCATCGCGGCCATCAGCTTGCCGGGTAGGTTCAGCGCCGTCTCGGCCGCCTCGATCGCCTGGACCTCGTCGTCCTTCGCCTGCCACGCGCGCCAGGCGCGCAGCATGTCGAACGGGATGATGTCCACGCCCTTCCGGACGAACGGGTTGTCCCGGTAGGCCGCCTCCAACTCGCCGCGATCACGCGGGACGTGGAGGTGCACCGCCGTGGTGGTCTTGTCCTTCGCCGTGCCGAGGCCGGTGACGAGGCTGGCGAGGCGGTCCTTGAGCCACATGGTCAGACGACCGACAGCATGCCGTAACCGCCGCCGGTCAGCATGAGCTCGGTGAGCGCCCACACCTTCGCGTCCACTCGGTCAGGCGAGCCATCGCCCATGAAGCCCTCGCTCGTCATGGCGCACATCTGGTCCTCGAGCTGCTCAAGATCTTTGCCGACGTGATGGACACGCCCTTGCTCGTAGAGAGCGGAGATCGGCTCGGCCCGGACGACCTTCCCGCGAGAAGCCGTGACCATTTTGACTGGCACACGGGCATCAACGGCCTTGATGACAGCTGCTACCATTGCCCCGCCGAAGTTGACCTCGGCGACGATTCGGTCGCCTTTGAAGAACGACAGAGCCTCGACTGTGCGCCGCCCCCATCCCTTCGGGGAGAGGTCGCACGTCCAGTCGCCGAGCACGTAGGCGTGGCCGTCTACACCTCGGCCCGCAGCGACGATGCCGACGCTATTGCTCTTCTCCTCGCCATCGGTCGCCGCCCCCGACGTGCCCGATGGGTCAACGCCGATTATGATGCGGGCCATGTCAGGCAGCGGCCGAGGGGCGCGAGCCTGGTCGATCATCTCACGCGTCCAGAGCGCGCCCGGTACATCCTCCAGAACCTCTGCGCGAAGCTCCTGCCGTCCAAGGCGAGTGCCTTCGTACTTCGAGATGATCTTGGTGACGAACGAGGGGGCGAGGTTAGCCCTGTTGTCGTAGGTCGAGCCGCGGGTCACCTTCGTGCCCGCAGCCGCCATGATCTCCTTCAACACCTTGCTCGGCTTCGGCGTTGTGGTGATGCAGACCTGCGGTGCCTCGCCAAGGCGAAGGCCGAACATCGCCATATCCCAGGTGTCGCGCAGGTATTTCCATGCGGCGAGCTCATCGCACCACATGGCTTCGTGCTGCGGCCCGCGAAGACGCTCAGGTTCCTCCGCCGAGAAGAGCGCCGCGACAGCGCCGTTGCCCCAGGTCACCCTGCGCTTCGAGGGCTCGTAGATCGGACGCCCGAGTGATTTGCCGCTCGCCGTCTGATCGCCGTCCCAGCATACCGCGAGAAGGCCGCTCTCGCCTTCGACCATCACGTCTCGAGCGTCTGAGGCGGTTGGCGCGACGAGCGCGACGCGACCGGCTCCGGCCTTAATCTTCTCCCTGACCCACTCGGCACCGGTACGAGTCTTGCCGAAACCGCGGCCGGCTAGAACCAACCACGTCTGCCAGTCCCCATCCGGTGCGATCTGCTGCGGCCGGGCCCACTCCCGCCACTCGTAGAGAAGTTCGGCGGCCTGCGCGTCAGTTAGGCTTGCTAGGATCTGTGCTCGATCCAGATCGGGCTGCGAGGCGAGACAGGCGATCAGCGAGGATGTCACGGGCAGATACATCCTCGGTCTGGATGGGACCGCCACCGGGGCCGCTGTGCTGCACGGCCTGAAGCCTGGGGTGCATGTAAGGCGCGGCGTCCTTTGCCAGCACTGCCGCCTTGTCCCATTCGTCCAGAGCGACATGCATCCGCATGGCGGTAAGCATCACTTCGAGCGGGGTGATTCCATCTCGCGCAGCGCGGTTGGCAATCTCTCGGTTGCGCTTGGTGGCTGACCCTGGCTTACGCCCGGCACCGGCTCGCTTGCCGCCGCGGCCCATCTGAATCCCTTTGATTAAATTCAGACCCGCCGGTGGCCCGTCATCGCCCGCACCCGCAGGCTCTCGGCCTTCTCGCCGACGGCATCGCGGAACGCGACGGCGCTGTCCTTGGCGCCCGACACGTCGCCGGTCGAGATCGCCCGGGCGGCGCCGACGATCGCGGCGCGCGCCTTCTGGCAGGGGATGCAGGTCAAGTTCGGAATCCTTCGGAACGGTGGGTCAGAAGGGTCCCGATCGGGCCGTTCTGAAACCGAGGGCCACCAGCTCATCCTTCTACCCGTCACCGGGGAGTACAAGGGGCGTCGTCCTGAACCGCATAGATTCAGAACCGATTCGCCGAGTCAAGCGGCCTTTTTCGCGTGGCTGGTGACGGTGACC